ACACGTCATATGGTGATGCAAGTGCTTGCCTGGATGTGGTGTATTGTGTTTGCTATTATTGTAGGTAGCATGTGGGCAGGAGTGTTTAGTATGATATTACACACACTATTGCTCGGTGCTATTGCAGTAACAGTAGCAACATTTGAAACAGCAAAACGTAGACCCAGTTCATTCCGTAAAGATAACGGAATTAATTCACGTGGTTATGGAGGCGAACATGAGTAACCCAAACGAACCGTATCACAATAAAGGCGCAGGTTTAGCATTTTTAATTATTGCTTTTACAATGGTAGGACTGCCAATCATTATTGGAACAGCAATGGGATGGTTTAACTTATTTGGCATCCTAGGACTATAATATGAACAAAGATTTAACCGCAACACAAAATGATTATGCAACATTTTTACCTGCACTTAGTGGCTTTTATGCTACATATGTAGGTAAACAACGTTTTGATGAATACGTAGACAAAGCACGTATTCCAAGCAACTTTGCAAATGGTGTTGAGAGTTTAAACTATCTAAATAAAAACGAAGGTGCGTTTACATATAAATGGACACTGTATTCAGCAGGACATGCGGACTTAGATACTACTAAAGAAGTACCTAAAGAAGACATGGTTCGAAACAGAGATAGAGAAAACACTTGGCTACTAGGCGACTCAGGTGGTTTCCAAATTGGTAAAGGTGTTTGGGAAGGTGATTGGAAAGATCCTAATTGTCCTAAAGCACAAAAGAAACGTGACGGAGTTCTTCGTTGGATGGACGCTTATATGGACTATGGCATGGTACTTGATATTCCAGCCTGGGTAGCACGTTCAGAAGCAGGTGCTAAAGCAACTGGCATTAGCACATATGATGAAGCAGTCAAAGCAACACGCATTAACAATGACTATTGGATGAAACACAGAACAGGTGCTTGTAAGTTCTTAAACGTTTTGCAGGGTGAGAATCATGCAGACGCAGATGACTGGTACGAGCAAATGAAAGATTACTGTGATCCTAAAGTGTATCCAGACAATCATTTTAATGGTTGGTCAATGGGTGGACAGAACATGTGCGATGTGCATTTGGTTCTTAAACGTATAGTTGCATTGATATATGATGACCTACTACAAACAGGTGTACACGATGTAATGCACTTCTTAGGCACATCTAAACTAGAATGGGCTACGTTACTAACAGACATACAAAGAGCTGTTCGTAAGTATCATAACCCAAACTTTATGATTACATTTGATTGTGCTTCACCTTTCTTAGCAACAGCAAACGGACAAATTTATATTCAAACTGAAACTGAAGATAGAACTAAATGGGTCTATAGAATGGTTCCTAGTATTGATGATAAAAAGTATGCTGCAGATACTAGACTGTTTAAAGACGCTGTACTACAAGATAACATATTTAAAAACTTTACTAATAGTCCAATTACAAAAGACCTTAAAGTAAATGATGTATGTCATTATGCACCAGGAATGTTAAACAAGATTGGTAAAGAAGGAAAGACGTCATGGGATAGTTTTTCATATGCTATCCAAATGGGTCATAATGTATGGAGTCATATTAATGCTGTACAAGAAGCAAACAGACAATACGATGCAGGCATACTTCCTAAGATGCTTGTACAAGAACAATTTGACAGGATTTTATTTAGAGACGTTGTGGAAGCAATATTTGCGGCTAACGGCAGAGAAGAAGCCAACGCAATAATTGAACACTATAGTCGCTTTTGGATGACCATACCTGGTACAAGAGGAGCGATTGGTAAAAAGACTGTAAACAGTAGTACATACTTTGGAAACTTATTTGAAGAAGTAGGTGAACCTGTAATTACAGACGAAGAAGATCTAGATGAAACGAAATTAGAGGATCTTGAGGATGAGCAACTTCACAGATGAACACAATAAAATTGCAGGCTATTTACAAGAGCTATATAAGAAGCATAGAAAACTTGACGAAGAAATAAAATTAATGTATAATACTTTTGCAAGTGATAGTTCTATTAACAGGCTTAAAACAAAAAAACTTTGGTATAAAGACGAAATCCACAGATTAGAAACAAGGTTAAAAACAATATGAAAAGAGATTATGATACAGGCATAGCAGATAGTATTACATTCTTTACAGGTGTAGAAGTTGAAAAGACTCCTGCATTAGGAATGAAAACATTGTTTGTTACAGGCAAACAAGACTATAATACAATAATGAAACACTATACAGATGAACAGTGTGAACATATCTTCTTTGGTGCTAATCATAGTTATAATCCTGTAACTTCAGATGACTTTGAAGACTGGGATCTAATGATACGTGCATTTACTGATCAGGAAATATTATGTAGTTTGGACATACCAAGTACAATTAATATGGAATGGTTCTTAGATGGCGGCCTTGTTGAAACAGATTACTTTATTCCACAAATACGTGTAGTAGTTCCTTATGTTAAACAGTGGAATTACAATACAATGATTAAAATCGATGACAAAGATTTTAAAGCAACCAATCCAGGTGTGTGGTGTCATAGACTCCACGATTTAATGGATAGCGAAAAGTTTACGGATTGGACAAAATATTCGCTTGACAAACCATTGTAATGAAAGTATACTATAACAATGCAAGAACGTTATTACGATTACATGCTACGCAGAACAAGAGAGGAAAATAAAAAGATGAATGATCCAATAAATAATGCTACTAGAAGTATATGGGTAACTTTTACTAAAGAAGGCATCCATAAGTATCCAGGAGCAGATAGTGATCCAAAACTTGCAACAGGCGATTGGGACGATGTGTCGTTTCTTGCTGTGCCTCATCGTCATATTTTCCACTTCAGGGTGCGTATCGAAGTGTTCCACAACGATAGAGACATCGAGTTCATCCAATTCAAAAGATGGATGGAAAGACTCTATAGTGCTTCTTCCGACGGTGAAGTGCTCGTTCTAGATTATAAGTCTTGTGAGATGATCGCAGATGATTTATATAAAGAAATTTCTACAAAGTTCCCCGGCCGATTTGTAGAGATTAGTGTCGCTGAAGACAACGAAAACGGCTGTGTAATTTATTACCCAAACCCTAAAAATTAAAGTGCTATTAATAGAGGATATTAAAAAATGGCAATCAAGTTTAATAAGCCCGCTTACGACAAAATTTTCCGAGACTTGGAAAATTTTAAAGACTTCTGTCGCTACGTTGGCGATGCTAAAAACGTGGCGTTCGTATACAATGAGAAAGATTTGTATAACGAACGATCTTATGTGTGGCGCTCATATCAGCGTCATGTTAACCACCTTAAGGCAAAGAACCGCTCTTCAGGTAAGAACTTTAATCACAAACGGAGAAACTAATGACTATTCATATTGTAGATATTGAAGCCGTAGACACACGCTATACTAAGCAGTGGAAAGATTATCTTCCACGTCAACTGTTGAAGTCTACAAATGAAAAGATAAATGTTATTAGTGGCGGGGATACACCTCAGGCAACTACGCCTGGGGCGTTCCTCAACTTCGGCGGTACTAATGTATACAAGTCAAAACAGCTCGAGCAAATAGGAGAAATGTTTTGTAATGGTGCTGTTAAAGATGGTGATTACTTCTTATACACTGACGCTTGGAACCCTACTGTTATACAACTTCGTTACATGGCAGAACTACTAGGCGTTGATGTTTGTATTGGCGGTTTGTGGCATGCAGGGTCTTATGATCCTCAAGATTTCCTAGGTAGACTTATAGGAGATAAGCCTTGGGTAAGACATGCTGAAATGTCAATGTTTGAATGTTATGATGATAACTTCTTTGCAACTGACTTTCATATTGATATGTTTACAGATACACTAGGTGAAGATTATCAAATTGACAATGATAAAATACATCGAGTAGGCTGGCCTATGGAGTATCTAAAGAATAGTTTGGATAGTTATAAAGGTATGGAAAAACGTAACCTTATACTTTTCCCACACAGAGTTGCTCCTGAAAAACAAGTTGATATATTTCACGACTTAGCACAACAACTACCCGAATACGAGTTTGTTGTATGTCAAGAACGTGATCTTACAAAGAATGAATATCATAACTTGTTAGGCGAAGCTAAACTTGTGTTTAGTGCTAACCTACAAGAAACACTAGGTATTAGTTGGTACGAAGGTGCATTAGTTGATGCTATTCCTATGGTACCAGATAGACTGAGCTATAGTGAAATGTCCGTGCAAGAGTTTTTATATCCTAGCAAATGGACTGAAGACTATACAGCATATAGAAAGCATAGAGGCGAAGTTGTTACAAAGATACGCGACTACATGGAAAATTATTCCGACTATTTGGTTAGTTTGGAAAAACAACGTAAGATACTTAACAAAGACTTTTTTAGTGGTAGTGCATTATATGAAAGGCTTAAAGATGAGCGATAATACTTATACGTATAATTACAGTAGTGATGATACTATTACAATAGATACTAGTAATTGGGACGATAGTTTTACTACTAGTCCTTCATCTATATATACTAATGATACTTTTACATTTACAGATGCTTTGGACGGAAAATACGGTCTTTCTGTTGAAGGTAAACTAGAAGTAGATGGCGTAGACGTTATGCAATCTATTAAAGATTTGCAACTTGTACTAGGTGTAGTTAGTAGAGATCTTGAAAAAGAAGAAAAGTACAAAGGCTTAAAACGTGCCGCAGAAGCATATGAACGTGAACTAGCAAAGATCGAAACGTTCGAAACTCTAAAGGACTCAGCATAATGTTTGGTTTTTTAAAAGGTCGTAAACGTGTAATTAAAGATAGAGATAGTAACGAGCCTTACTTGGTTCGTTGGTACTTGTTCCTAAAGGACAGAAAGAACTTTCCGTTCAATGTCACTTTGCACAAAGTTTTAAAAAGTGACGAAGCAACATTACATGACCATCCTTGGAGTTACGCAACACTTATACTTAAAGGTGGTTATTGGGAGAATGTTCCTATTGTTAGTAAAGAAGGTAACATAGTAGGATCACGTGGTATCTGGCGTGGGCCAGGACACTTTAGATTTCGTAAGTCAAATGACTTACATTTTTTGACTTTAGAAAAAGACAAAGACGGTAATGAAATACCATGTTGGAGTTTATTCTATATGGGCAAAAAAGCAAAAGAATGGGGCTTTGTACCTTTTGTACAAGGCATTGGTTATAGATGGCAAAATAGCGTAGACTACCTCGCTAAGGAGTAATTTATGAGTCAGTATAATGACGTAGTAGAAAGGCAACGAGATTTGTTAGAAGCAGAGACATGGGCAAAGGGTGTAAAAAGTTTACACTTTCATAGTTTAAAAAGTATGTGGTATGACACTAATCCTGAAGATACCGACATGGGTATGGTAATGGATGTTGAATATAACAATGGTGTAATAAGACGCACACTAAAAGATAACACTGTACGAATCTTTGGTAAGGAACTTAGTGGAGACGCACTTCTCGACGAATACAAAAGGAATAATAAATGAACAAACATTATTACACTTGGGGACACATTGAAAAAATGTGTATTGATATTGCAATGCAGATGCAAAAAGACAACTGGAAGCCTGACTATATTATAGGTATTACACGAGGTGGTAATGTTCCTGCTACAATATTATCGCATATGTTAGGAGTTCGTTGCGAAGCATTAAAAGTAAGTTTACGTGATGACGAAACAGATTGTGAATCTAATTCTTGGATGGCTGAAGATGCATTTGGTTACGTACCAGAAGAAGAACGTGCTGTAACTAAAAGTCGTTGGGACGTTAACAGACGTAAAAATATTTTAATTGTAGACGATATTAACGATACAGGTGCAACACTTAATTGGATCAAAAAAGATTGGCCAGCTAGTTGTTTACCCAATGAAAGCACTTGGGGTACTGTATGGAATAAAAATGTAAGATTTGCTACACTAACTGAAAACCTTGCAAGTGAGTTCGAAGGTGTTAATTATTCAGCACACGAAGTTAACAAAGCAGAAGAAGATGTTTGGTTAGTTTACCCTTGGGAAATAGTAGGTAAGTATGACGCTTGATACATTAGAACAAGCTCAGCAAGAAGGCAGAGCACCATGGGATAACGTATACTTAGATACTAGAGACTTTGTAGTATACGAAGACAAGTATCCTGTAACTGAAGGACATTTGTTAGTAGTACCCAAAGTAAATGTTATGGATTGTGTAGAAAAATGTTTTAAGTTTGCTATGTCAATGGGCAATGATAATGTTACAACAACCAAGAATAATGTAACAGGTTATAATATTGGTCTAAATATAGGTGTAAGTGCAGGACAAACAGTTATGTATCCACATGTACATTTAATCTTCCGTCGTGATGGAGACATGGAAGATCCGAAAGGTGGCGTAAGAGGCGTCATTCCATCTAAACAAAAATACTAAGGAAAGGAACTATGGACTTGAAGGAACAAATGATTAAAGCGGCAAGACTACACGCTGAAGCGGAGATAGAATTGCATAAGACTAACATTGAAGTATACATGCAAAAGGTTGTAGGTATTGGCGAGCATTCTGATATTGTAGAAACAATTCAGAAAGAACTAGATGCTATGTCTACAGCACATGATCGTCTTGATATGTTAAACACATATTTTGTTTAATATACTTGACAAAAACCTAAATACAATGTATAATATAAGTTATATTGTGCATTGTATTATTAACGGCAATCCACTGCCTAAACATCGGAGATTAAAAAAATGGATAAATCCAAAGAGATAAAAGCCCGTTTGCAACAAGCAGACAAACGCTTCTGGGCCGGCGACAACATTTCAGACTTTATTAAAGACGGCGAAAAGCAAGTACTAATTGACGAGCTTGCTGTTAAGTTTGAAGACGTATTACAAGGTCTTGTAATAGATACAGAAAACGATCCTAACAGTAACGGTACAGGTAAACGTCTTGCAAAGATGTATATCAATGAACTAATGGCAGGACGTTATGAACCAATGCCGCCTGCAACAGCATTTCCAAATGATAGCGATGATCGTTATGAAGGTATGTTAGTTGTGCGTAGTGAACTTACAAGTATGTGTTCACATCATCACCAGATAGTTAGAGGTGTAGCATACATTGGTATTATTGCATCAGACAAGTTAATTGGGTTAAGCAAGTATACACGTATTGCACAATGGTGTGCTATGCGAGGTACACTACAAGAAGAACTTGCAAATGACATTGTACGTGAAATACAGAAAGCAACAGGTGCAGAACACTTAGGTGTTTATGTACAAGCAACACACGGTTGTGTTGAGAACAGAGGTGTTAAGGCACACAGTAGTCTTACACAAACAACTGTACTAAAAGGTGCGTTTAAGGATGACGCAGGTACAAAGAAAGAGTTTATGGATAATATTAAACTCCAACAAGAATTTGCATGTGGGAAGTAGAGTATGAAACTTAGATATTCAGAAGCGTTTTATAGCGTACAAGGAGAAGGCAAGTTTGTAGGAGTACCTAGTGTGTTCTTACGTACATTCGGTTGTAACTTTCGTTGCATGAACTTTGGATTAGAAAGAGGCACACCTGCAAGAGCAGATGGTGTAAAACATAATCCAGAAGTTAAGAAGTTACTTGATAGTAATATTATAAGCACTGTTGAAAAATTTACAGACTTACCTGTAATACATACAGGTTGTGATACATATGCTAGTATCTATCCAGAGTTTAAAAAGTTTATGATGGATAGAACTGTAGATGAAGTTGTAGAACATTTGTTATCACTTACTCCAGAAGGTAAGTGGACAATGGATAGTGGACAAGATGTTCACTTGATTTTTACCGGCGGAGAACCTTTGTTAGGGTGGCAAAGATTCTATGCTGAATTATTAGAACACCCGCGTATGAAGGATTTAAAAAATGTTACATTTGAAACGAATACTACGCAAAAGCTACGACCAGACTTTAGAGACTATCTCAACAATCAAGATAGATTTGAAGTCACTTGGAGTTGTTCCCCAAAACTTTCAGTTAGCGGAGAACGCTGGGAGGATGCTATTATGCCTGATATTGCTAGTGAGTATTACAGTGTTGCTAATAGTAACCTTTACTTTAAGTTTGTTGTCGCTGATGAAACTGATGTCGAAGAAGCTGGTAGAGCTGTGGCGAGTTATAGAGACGCCGGGATACAATGTCCGGTATATTGTATGCCATTGGGTGGACGCAGTGAAGAATACAAGCTCAACATTCAAGAAGTGGCTGAGCTCTGTATGGAAAAAGGATGGCGATTCACACCACGATTACACATCGACTTATTCGGTAACGCATGGGGAACCTAGATATAAAAACGAACAACACGAACGAGCTATGACAGCACCAATTGAAGACGGTGGTGATTTAGAGAAACGTGTAAGGAGAGCAGGACTATGAACTGGAATAAAATAAAAAAAGCACTAGGTGTACAACCTAAAATAATAGAAGATACAAAGGAACCTACTCCGGAAGATGTTCGACGTGCGGCATTAGATAAAGAAAAGGCAGCCGCTACTAAAGCAGGCGAACCTTGGGTTGCTGTATTAGATACACAAGTCAACAAAGATAACATTCGAAACGGGTTCTTTGAACTTGACTGGAACAATGAGTTTATTGAAGAACTTCTTGATGCAGGGTATCAAGGTGAATCAAACGAACAGATTGTTGATCAGTGGTTTAGAACTATTGTTAGTCAAATGCTTCAAGAAGAAGGACAAGATCCTAAAACTGAAGCAGGGTATATTAACGTAGTACCTATCGATAAAGGCAAATCAGAAGTATCTTAATGCTTGACAACAGCCAGATCTGGTGTTATAATAGTATTATAAATTACACAAAGGCAAACTAATGGCAACATATATTCTAGTAGATACAGCTAACACATTCTTTCGTGCAAGGCATGTAGTACGTGGCGACATTGACACTAAGGTAGGCATGGCTATGCATATTACACTTAACAGTGTTAAGAAAGCATGGCAAGACTTTAGTGGTACACATGTTGTGTTTTGTTTAGAAGGCCGTAGCTGGCGTAAAGACTTTTACGAACCTTACAAGCGTAACAGGCAAGTTGCACGTGATAAGATGACTGTTACTGAGTCTGAAGAAGATACAGTGTTTTGGGAAATCTTTGACGAGTTTAAAGACTTTGTTAGCGACAAGACTAACTGTACTGTTATGCGACACAAGCAACTAGAAGCAGATGATCTTATTGCAGGTTGGGTACAAGCACACCCTAATGATAAACATGTTATTATTAGTACAGATGGCGACTTTGCACAACTTATTGCACCTAACGTAACACAATACAGTGGCATACAAGACTTAACTATTACACACGAAGGTTACTTTGATAAGAAAGGTAATCCTGTAATAGACAAGAAAACTAAACTAGAGAAGCCTGCACCCGATCCTGCATTTATGTTGTTTGAAAAGTGTATGCGTGGCGACACTAGTGACAACGTGTTTAGTGCATATCCAGGTGTACGTAAGAAAGGCACTAAGAATAAAGTAGGTCTTATTGAAGCATTTGCAGACAAAGATAACAAAGGCTACAATTGGAATAACATGATGTTACAGCGTTGGACTGATCATGAAGGTGTAGAACATCGTGTACTAGATGACTATCAACGTAATGTTGTTCTATGTGATTTAACAGCACAGCCTGAAGACATTAGAGCAATTATAAACGAAACAATTAACGAAGCAACAGATAATCCTAAGGAGATAGCACAAGTTGGTATGCGTCTTATGAAGTTCTGTGCTAAGTGGGATATGCAACGTATTGCTGATCAGGCTCAATACTATGCAGAACCTTTACAAGCGAGATATATTAAATGAGCATAAAAGCAAAAACAATACTAAAAGACAAGTTCTGGATTGTTGAAGAAGAAGGTGAAAAGTTAGGAACCTTAAGTTTCAATGACGAAAAGTTTATGTTCTCTGCAAACAATGGTGTTGCATTTTTTGAAAACAAAAAACAATTAAAGAACGAACTTGGTCTTACTATATTCGATAAAGACGACTCAATAAAGTTTGAAACTGAAAAAGAAATTTATGGCTTTCCAACTAGCACTACTCCTTACAATGTAATTTATGATGTACATCGTAAGTTTGCATTGTTTACTAAAAGCCGTAAGAGTAAGAGCTTGTATTGTGCAGGATACTATATTATCCACTTTGACAAAGGTTGGGTAAAGAGTTTTTGTCCTAAACTAATTACATTAGAACGTTACGACTACAAAGGTCCATTCAAAAACGATCTTACCATGCGTCAGGAACTATCAAATGCCAACCAAAAATCTTGATCCGGTAAACACTTTTCCAGTACAACAGTTTATTCAAACTGTTAAGAGTGCTGACGCTAGTAGAGCTAAAGATGTTAGAATTGACATTGATACAGCAAAAAGATTAGCGTTTACACTCGGAGAAGTGATGTCTCGACTTAACGGAGACATGGAACAGTTTATTAAAGAACATGTACAAACCCTAGACAATGAGCCCGTAGAGGTGCAATTAGACGGTGGTACTGAGTGGAAATAAACTAGCATTTAACTAAAAAAAGAGATAAATATATACGTAGTTAATTAAGGTACGTATATATGAGCAGACCCAAACCAAATGTTCTTTTAGAACATGTAAACAAAAAGAATTATAGATGTGAGCAAGTCCTAGATGCTGATGCTATCTGGGCTGTATTCTATAAAGAAAAACCATTCAATTTAAAAAGTTCAAACGCTTTAACAAATTATCCTGGACCGAAGTATAAAAAGACAAGTTTCTCTAATCCAGGGCATGCACACAATTTAGCACAAAAACTTAACGAACTGTTTTCCTGTGAAGACTTCAAAGTATATAAGTTGTCATCTGGCGAAATTGTAACCGAATGAACTGGAAAGAAACCTATACAAAGTTATTCCTAAAAGAACTAGGCAAAAGTTTTAACGACTTGTCTGTTAAGGAGCATATGCCGTTGTGGTGGCATAATACACGTAACAAGGATGCTGGTGGACTTAGACTTACAGATGCAGGTTTAGACGCACTTACACAAGCAGAAGTAGCAACATACGATGTACCTTATCCACATGATATGCCGATGACTACACAAGTTATTATCTTTTTAGATAAGTTTATCGACTGTCCTTACTACATAGGACCAAGATCTATTCAAGTAACACACCAAAAGAAGGCGGTCGAACTGTCTCTTTTCTCAGGTGATCTACGCAAGTATGGACTTACTAAAGCATTATCCCGTCAAAATAAAGACGAAAATAATTAGAAAAAACTGCAGAAAACGGTTGACATTACCCCCATTTGGTAGTATTATATATACATAAGTTAGAAATTAAGCACTGATAACTCAAGAGGTAATACAATATGGAAAACGTAATCACAAGAACAGTTTCGCCCAACGGCGCAAAATCTAGCATTAAACATGCTATTCGCAAGAATCGTCCGATCTTCCTTTGGGGTCCTCCAGGCATTGGTAAGTCTGATATTGTTAGACAAATTACCGACGACCTTGGTAACTCGAATTTGATCGACATTCGTTTGTCGCTTTGGGAGCCTACAGACATTAAAGGTATTCCGTACTTTGATAGCAACTCAGGTACAATGGTTTGGGGCGCACCAGCAGAACTTCCTACAGAAGAATTTGCATCACAATACGACTATGTCGTTTTATTCTTAGACGAAATGAACTCAGCGGCACCTGCTGTACAAGCGGCTGCATATCAGCTGATTCTTAATCGCAGAGTTGGGCAATATAAGTTGCCAGACAATGTTGTAATTATTGCGGCTGGTAACCGTGAAGCTGACAAAGGTGTTACTTATAGAATGCCTGCTCCGTTAGCAAACCGTTTTATCCACTTAGAACTTGCTGTATCATTTGATGACTGGTTCCAGTGGGCTGTTGTAAACAACCAACATGCAGACGTTGTTGGTTACTTAACATTTGCAAAGAAAGACTTATATGACTTCGATCCAAGAAGTGCAAGTCGTTCATTTGCAACACCTCGTTCTTGGTCGTTTGTAAGCGAATTGCTTGAAGACGGCTTAGATGAAACCACTACTACAGACTTAGTTAGTGGGTCAGTTGGAGAAGGCTTGGCTGTCAAGTTTATGGCGCACCGTAAGGTTGCGTCTCAGATGCCTAATCCAAGTGACATCCTCGCAGGAAAAGTCATGGAGATGGCCAGTAAAGAAATCAGTGCTATGTATTCCCTCACTGTGTCATTGTGTTATGAGCTACAAGAAGCTGATAACAAAAACGATAAAGACTTCGATAAGAAGGTTAATAACTTCCTGCGATTTTCGATGGATAACTTTGATACTGAATTAGTTGTAATGGGCATTAAGCTCGCACTTACTCAGTATTCATTACCCATTGATCCGGATGCTGTGGAATGCTTTGATGAATTCCATGAACGTTATGGTAAGTATATTAAGGCTGCACAGGGTTCGTAAGAATAGAAAGGGCGGGTATAATGCTCGCCCTTTCCTTTTTTTGGTTGACAAACTCCGTAAATACTTGTATAATATAAACATAAACTTAGAAAGGACATAGCACATGAGCGTAGAAGGTAAAAAGAACTGGGCACCTAATCCAGACATTACTGAATCCGAACTTAAAGTAATGCGTGAAGAAGTACTTGATCGTATTATTGTTGCACGGGTAGGACTTCTTCTTAAGCACCCTTTCTTTGGTAATATGGCAACACGCCTTAAAATTCAAGCCGCAGACGACTGGTGTCCTACAGCAGCCGTAGATGGCAGAAACTTATTTTTTAACACTCAGTTCTTTAATGCAATGGACAATAAAGAAATTGAGTTTGTTATTGCACACGAAATTTTACATTGTGTATTTGATCACTTAGAACGTAGAACTTGGCAAGGACGCAACTTAGATGCTATGCTGTCTAATATTGCACAAGACTACATTGTAAACAACATTCTTGTAAGAGACAGCATTGGTACTAAGCCTAGAATCGTTGACTGTTACCAAGACTTTAAATACGAAGATTGGACTTCAGAAGAAGTTTATGATGACTTGTTTGAAAAGTATGACGAAGATCAACTTAACGCATTAGGCGAATTACTAGACGAGCATATTGACTGGACTGACGGTGATGGTGACGAAGGTGCTTCATCTGGTAAGGACGGCAAAGATGACGGTGAAGGTAAAGAAGGCAAGAAGCCTACTTACACTAAAGACGAACTTAAAAAGATACGTGACGAAATAAAAGAGAACATGGTAACAGCCGCACAGAGTGCAGGTGCTGGTAATGTTCCTAAAGGTGTCGAACGTATGATCAAAGAGCTTACAGAGCCTAAGATCAATTGGCGTGACCTGCTTCGTCAGCAAATTCAATCAACAATTAAAAGCGACTATACATTTAGTCGTCCTTCACGTAAAGGTTGGCACACTGGTGCTATACTGCCTGGAATGAACTTCCAAGATACTATCGACTTATGTATTGCAATTGACATGAGTGGTTCAATTGGTAACTCACAGGCTGAAGACTTTTTAGGTGAAGTAAAAGGTATTATGGATGAGTACAAAGATTACAACATTAAGTTGTGGTGCTTTGATACTGGTGTTTATAATGAAGAAGACTTTACTGCCGCGGAAGGCCAAGATTTAATGTCATATGAAATCTTAGGCGGTGGTGGTACTGACTTTATGTGTAACTGGACATACATGAAAGACCAAGGCATTACGCCTAAAAAGTTTTTAATGTTTACTGACGGTTATGCTTGGGATAGCTGGGGAGATCCCGATTACTGTGATACAGTGTTTATTATTCATAGTAATCACAATAAAGAACTATTAGCCCCATTTGGAGTTACAGCTCATTATGAAGCTCAAACAGCCTAACCCTTTAAACTACTTTAAGGTACGAAGCACTCAATATTTGCCTAGGCATTTTGAAGTTCTTAGTTTACCTATTTCATATAATATGGAAAGTAGTATTGAAAAGTGGATATTTGAAAATTTGAAAAATAGATATTATGTTTCACGTGACAGTCGCGGATTCAATAGTACTATTAAAGTAGGATTTGAAGATCCAAAAGAAGCAAGTTATTTCATGTTGGCGTGTCCACATTTGAAGTACAAATAAATAAAGTACGCATATATATTAATATAGGAGAATATAAATTATGAGCGACGAAAACAAAACAGAAGCACCTGCTACTGAACAAGCACCTGCACCAGATCTTACTGTACAAGATCTTACAGCAATGAAATCAATTATTGATGTTGCATCAACTCGTGGCGCTTTTAAGCCTAACGAAATGACTACTGTTGGCACGGTGTATAGTAAATTAGAAGCATTCTTAAACGCTGTACAAGCACAACAAGAAGCACAGACGGAAGCACAAGAGGCTCCAACAGGAGAATAATATGAAACATATTGGAAGACAAATTAATCCAAAAAGACGAGCTGTAGTAGCGTACAGAGTTGTACCTAAAGAACCAAATCAGTGTTTGGTTGTATTCACAGACAGTCTTGAATCAGACGCACATGATGCATTAATGAACTTAGTTGAAAGTAATGCAGGACAATCAGCATACGAACTTGCAGAAGCAATGGACAGAGCTGTATTACCAGATGGTAGAAACATGCTTAGAGCATTTGCTGCTACTGGTAAGTTTTCAAAGATGCCAACTGATAAAATTGAAATGACTCCAGACATGCAGAACACTGTTACGTTGTCAGAACTTAACGATGCTATTGCAACACAAAAAGGTGTTACAGTAGAAGACTTAGCTCTACAACCTCAGAGCAGCAGTTCTGAACAGTCTGAATCAACACCAAAACCTGTGGTTGCAGAAGCACCAGTTGCTCCATCATCTAACGATGTTTTAAGCGATGAAGACTTAGCAGCACAATACCGTTCTCAAGCAGATTCTTTATTTAAAGAAGCAAAGCGTTTAAGAGAACAGGCGGAAGATCTAGTACCTACTAAGAAAAGTAGTAAGAAGTCCGCCGCAAGTGCCTAAGAAGAATAAGCTCAGTAAACAAGTTATTGACAAATGGCCTGAAGTACTCAGTAATATCGACATAAAAGTTGTTCCTACTGAATACATTAAGGCCGTTGAAGTCACATTCACAGACGGTAAAATATGGGTCATAGAGAATGATCCAAAATTACCAATAGGCGAAAACGCAGAAGCCTTTGAACAAAGCATGGAAGATCTCATGGACGAGTACGAAGATGTGCTACAAAGTGTAAACTTTGTCGTTGATATCGAACGTGTAAAGAAGGATATTACCAAGCGTACAAAGATATTTATGAAGAAAAGAAAATGACTCTTTGATGATAAATACATATGTAAACTTAAATCATTGGGAGTTATAACACATGGCATTGCGATTACGAAGAGGCACAGATGCACAAAGATTGACACTAGACGGTGTAGCTTTGCCGGTGCCAGCTGAAGGCGAATTAATATATACAACAGATACTAAAAAACTTTATGTAGGCGATGGTGCTACAACAGGTGGTATTGCTGTTGACGTTGCTAATTCCACTTTAAGTGTTGATGATTTAACTGATGTAGATATTACTACTGTTGCTCCAACAGACGGACAAAGTCTTGTATGGAACGACAGTGATAGCGAATTCCAACCAGGTGACGCCACTGTACTTTTTAATAAATCAATTAACTTACTATCAGACGTAGATACAGCATCTAATGCTCCTGTTGTAGGACAAGTATTAAAGTGGGACGGGGCATCATTTGTTCCAGCAAACGATCAGTCAGGTGGTTTAATATCAGGTGCTACTTACGACATTAACATTACAGGTGATGTAAATGGTTCATTATTTGCTACTGATTCAACAGCAATTATTGATGGTACAGACGGACGAGTATTAGGTAATGTAGTTAACTCTACTGTTACAACACAAGATGTTAATACTGCTATTTTAAGACTTTCGGGCTTAGACTCAACAGGTAATAATAAAGCAGGTATTGCAATTACTACGGACGGAAACGCTGATGATGGTTATTCACTTTTTGACATTGATGCAGCTAAAGAATCCGATGTAGGTTCTTCAGTTGTTTTTACTAAGTCAAGAGGTACACATGCAGCCAGAACAGGCTTAAATGACGAAGATGAAATTTTAGGTATTAACTACTTTGGTTATGATTCAGATAATGCTCCATCACCAGTAGCTGTTATCCAAGTAGCTGTCGACGGTACTCCTACATCAGGCAAAGTACCTGGAAGCATAGTATTTGGTACAACTAATCCAGTAACAGGCACAGTAGCCGCTCTTTCATTAAATGCACAACAGACCGCTGTATTTGGTGGTGCAGCTCAATTAGCAAGTTATGCAGGTACAACAGAAAGAGATGCAGCTATTCCTACTCCAACAGCAGGTATGATGATTTACTTAACTGCTACAAATAAAGCACAGGTTTGGAATGGCAGTGCTTGGACCGACTTACACTAATTAAAAGAACTAACTTGACAGGTATGGAAGTTTAACGCACTAGCGTTTACTCCGTAATGCATTTCGTGTCCTGTAAACCTCCACACATCACCAGCACCCCATTTAGTTATACTAGTATCTTCAAACCCAACGTACTGTCCAAACACCCAATCTTCTAAGAATATTAAGTAGCGATAACAGTCGTCAAGCTCTACATTATGCTCCTGTCGTAGCGTATAAAAGGTGTCTTTGTGCGTTGGTAGTATGACATTGGGCAATATGCAAGTCCAGCTTACAGACGCTGTATGAGCGTCTAAGACGTCTTTAAATTGCTGTATATTGGGTAACTCTTCGTTAAAACTTTGTAGTAAATGACCAGTATTATAGTCACCTTTATCTAAGTGATCAAAGTTTTTTGCGGACCAATCTACTTTTCTAGCATAGGTATGTTCGGCTAGATCTTTCTTCCAAAAATTTGGAATAGTAGTTACGTAATTAGGCATCGCTAACCCTTTCTATTTTTTGTATACTAAAGCCGTTTCTATTTTTATAGAATAACTTATCTTTGAAATCTTTATTATTTGGCCAACGATACTTATTACTGAATGTATAAGTTACTGGCTGTTTTACTAGTTCCTGATCGCCAACAATATACTCTGGTATATTGTAATCAAACATTTCTTCATGTACATCATGTCTACCCATGTTTGTAACCCACAGTGTATTCATATGTATTACTTCTTCAAGTAAGTCGTCTTCAAGATCACTAAAATATGTTCTTGCCCAATCAGATATTATTTGTTGTACCTTGTCTCTATTTTCGTGCCATTCTATTTGATTAAGAACTACAATTACATTGTCGTTGTCAAATACTGTATCACTAGATGTATTCCAAAAGAAACTTTTAAGTTCAGCTTCTTGTTTATTGTATAAATCCATAAAGAACGAATCTTTGCTTATACATTGTTCAAATAGATCTTCATAGAACTGTAAGTAAGAAAGGTTTTTATATTTACGAGCAAATCTAGCAAGAAGTTGTGTCCATGCATAATGATGGAAGTGTAGTACTAGCCAACTAAACATCCAAGAATCTATGTATTCTTGTCTTGTCATAAATTCACTAGCAATAACATAATTGTGTCTTTCTGGTATAAGAGAAGGTTGTTTTTTAGTTACAACAGTAAACGTAAACACTTCGTAATTAAATTGTTTTACCTGCTGAGCAAATGCACTATTCTTTAATACTTCCAATGGGTGAATATCAATATGATGATGACATCCTGCTTCTACCGCAGCACATAATCCTTTCTTCCACGTTTGTAATGTTTCAAAAGGTAATCCTAAAATAAATTCAGTATAGTATGCTACATCTTGTTTTTCGCATTGTGCATACATGTCTGCTAATTTAGACATTTCCATATTTTTGCGTTCGATACTATCAAGTGTTTCTTCATTCATACTTTGTACACTAAGCGTAAATCCTTTGTTTAGATTTACATCTTCAAGTATTTTAGCAAGACCAATCATTTTTTCAGCAGCATTTTTATACCATGTAGCACTTACATTATGAGGAAAGTCTGTATCTTTTTTACATTTTACAATGTAGTCAACTATTTCTTTATCTCTTTCATAAAACACACCAAAGTTAGCATCTGCAATATGAACGTATTCGATACCATTGTTTACTATCCAGTCCCATTCTTTGTATACTTTATCAAGATCAAATTTTGTAATTTTACTTTGTGTTAGACTTCCCCAATCACAAAAACTACATTTAAATGGACAACCTCTATTTGTTTCAATACAAGTAGCCCACTTTGTTGCAGGATTTTCATCAACTATTTTTTGTAGAATATTACTATCTGTAAATGGACTAGGTAAGCCTTCTAGTTGTACTCTACGTGCAACATGGTATATTGGTTTTACATCATCCTCTAAATAGTCTTTAAGAAGTGTATGTAGAGATACTTCGCCTTCATTAATTACTACAGTGTCAACATGCGGATTAACTAACAAAAAGTTACTTGCTGTTTCGTCTACTTGCGGGCCACCAAATACAATGTGTACATTTGGCCAACGCTCTTTAATTAGTTTAGCAAGTTCTAGATTATAATTATCATTCCACAAGTAATGACTAAACAAACAAACATCAGGATCTTCCATTCTGTCTATTACGTCTTTAAATTCTTCGCGCTTAAAAATACAATCCTTAACATGAAAGTTATTTTTTATCTCATCAAACTGTTCGACATATGCCCATATAGATGCTACACTATAAGGTAGCCATAGACTAGTATATTGTCCATGCCCCATCTGGTAATTGACTTGAAAGAGGTATACGTTTTTCATTTAAGGTAATTTAAAATCCTGAATATTTAATGTTTGAATTAGTTCATGTGTTTGCACTTTATACTTCTCTGCATATTCGGGCAAATGATCAAATGGATACCAAGGACTATCTAAAAGATTTGAAGGATCATATTGTATTCTATATGCTACTCTGTCAGGATGTCCGGGATCTTTTCTTCTATGAAGTGTTACACTATTATCAAACAATAATAATTCGTTGTCAGTTTTATACTTATGGTCATAAATGTACTTGTCAGTAAACACTTGATTATCTATAATTTTAAAGATCTTATCACTTTCTGTTTGACTCATACCTTTAATGCCTGTTGCTGTATTAGTTGTGTAGTGCAAGCCTTTGTGTCCGCCTGGACTAGTTAATACTAAAGGAACTTCTGCATCAGGATGGTAACAAAATTCCATCTGTAACATGTTACCCATTTCTTTGTCTGTAAGTTCAATATCATTAATACCGCCCGGAATATAGTTATGTATAACAACCATCTCATCTAATTCACTACGGAAACTTTCACTAAAGTCATTATATGCATCAACACTCTGTACAAATCCAGTTGTACTTCCTATCATATGTTGTCCGCCTAACAATGCTACTTCTGGCGAAAATGTAATTTCACTAGACTCGTTACTATGCCAATGCAATTCACCAGACGAAAAAACACCAAGTGCATTACCATCTTCATCCTTGCGTCCTGTTATTCTTGTTAGGAAGTTGCCGCCTTCAGTTTGTTCTACAAAGTGTTTTTTGTAGCTCAGATAGCTACGGTCTTGTGGAGTAACATTAAACCGATCAAATGCGTTTTCGTCTTTAGGATCAAAGTCTTCTCCGTATTTGATTTTAAAATGTGCTCTAGAATTTCGTGTTCCTTTAAATGGACCAAACTCTCGCATACGCGAATTAAACTGGTCTTTGGTAATATTAACATTTCTTAATATTGTTACAAGACCATTTAGATGTAATTTTCCAATTTCAAACCATTCTTCGGAGGTGAGGTTGTCAAAATCTACATCATCAATATAGCGTCCAAAAGATCCAAGTCCTGGAATATTTGATACCTTCATCTGTGTTCCTTTCTAATAATTATACTTATCATAGTTTTCACACCAGCAAAACATTTTCGAAACATGACAATAAATAGTTATGTGCTTACATTACCCGAACTTAGTTTATATATTAGCCATACATGTGATATCGGCTGTGATAGTTGTTTTACTTATAACAACTTAAATTGGGGCGGGCATTTCAAACCTGAAGGTCATTTAGAGAAACTTAAAGGCAAAGTTGATTTTGAAACCATTACAATTCTTGGTGGAGAACCAACTACTAATCCGCATCTAAATGAATGGATGACACTAGTAGACATAAACTGGCCTAATCACCAAGACAAATGGATAGTAACAAACGGACGTAAGTTATCTAACATACCAAGTAACTGGAATGAAAGAGGATGGCAACTTGAAATATCTGCACATTCGCCTGCTGATTTAAAATCTGTGTTTGAATGGTTTGAAAAAGAATATCCTAATATAACATATGAAAAATTTACAGAACAACAT